TAGTTAAATAAGAATCTATCCCTATTATCTGTCATTATTTCTTTTGTTAAGATACCTAAACATGGTGGACCATCTTTAAATTCATCTGCACCACCAGTTAATTCATCTTTAATAATTTTGTCTTTTATATTTCTTAATTGTTCTACGTTAACTTTATTTAATTCAACACATTGTAAAAATGTATCTAACGACATTTCAGTCCCATCTGGTTTTAATGCAACTCTTTCTACTTTATTAAAATATGGAAGATTAATGAAGTTCCCATTCATTTTTTGACCTTCAGTATTGGAACCCAACTTAGTTTGTTTAGGAAATATCTCTGTCTTAATCGTAAGATTAAATAAAAATAATACTTGTTCTAAAAATTCTTTTATTTCTAAAGCTTTCACAGGTTGTTCGGTAAATACATATAAATGTAATCCATTACTTTTTGATTTAATTGGAATAATAGGTAATTGTTTTTGTTGAATTACATCTAAGTAAAATTTTATATCGAAATTTTTATATACTTTAGGATCTATATCTATTGCACCAAATCTTGCATAACTATTATCATCACAAGGTTGTATACCTATAGATTTTTTACCTTCTAAATGTTCTTGATAATCTGAATCTTTAATTGGTTTACCTGCCCAACCATAATCACCTGAATTAAATTTTATCTTTCCTGTTTCTGGATCTTTATAACCTTTAGTTATATTACAAAATCCAAAGTCTCTTTCTAAGCCTTTAAAATATTTTATAAATTCTTGCATTTCTATTCCTTATTCTCTATTTTTTAAATAGGTGAACACAGTCTCCCGTGTCCACCCAGCCTTCGAAGTATTCACTTAGTGAATTATACAATATCCTCAGTTTGAGGTTTATTGCTTTTCTCATATTCAGGTTTAGCAGCACCTTTGGATACAGATTTTTGTAACTCTTGTGCCATTAAATATAAGTCAGCATCCTCTTTCTTAGCTACATCTAACGCTCTAGACATAGAAGGTTTGTAGACGTGCCAGCTTTTACTTCCTGCAACTTTACCTACAGTTTTTAAATTATAAACTGAAGAATATGCTGCTGGATTGTAAACACCTTTGTCATCCTTAAATCTAAGATTTTTAATCAACTGATTTAATTCTCTCGCCGGTGTTAAGTTAGATGATCTCATGGTAATTACTGCAGGTCTAGGTTCATCACCTAAAACTATTACATAAAAGTACGCAGTTTTTTCTAAGTAGTTACCATTTGATAATCTCCACTTACCGTTTCTTTCTTCCTGAGCATCTTCTGGAATAGATAGATGTGTTGTTACAGGCGGAGCCGCTGTGTCTCCCATTTCTTGCCATTCTGGATATCTTGTTTGCACGTGTGCAACAATTATATCCACACCTTTTTCACCATCTAGTAATGTACCCAAACCTTTAGCATAAATCATACCAGGTTTAGAACCTTCTACATATTTAGCATTAGTTTGATTACATTCAGGGGATAGTTGATGTAGGATTTTCAAGATCGGTGTTGACATATCATCCGATTTGATTTCTTCACTACCTCTTCCAGAGTCTCCTCTTAGATTGATAGTTGATAATGCACCTGCATTATCTTTCTTAGTTATAGCATTTGTATCAGCCATATTATATCTCCTTATTAGGTTATTATTTATTTTTTATTTTTTATAGAAGTTTGATTTCCATCAAACGTCCAGAATAGTTCTGCAGGAACTTCATGACCTTTGTCTTTCCATTCCTTCATAACTACTTTGAGTGTCTGAGGGTGAACTTTCTCCTCTTGGATAGGTTCATACCCTTCAGACCTCGCAAGGGTAGCATAAGCCATTGCCTTGTTATCTTCGCCTTGACCAAATGACACAATAATATTATTTTTTACTATATCACCTAAGCCATTATCTCGAAGCCATTGATGTGCCTCAGCTTTCTTGTCTGCTTTTATAGTGGCACCATAAATATCTTTAACAGTTAATTCTGAACCATCTCTTAGTTTAAGAGATTTTAAATTCATATCTTCCATTAATTTTGGAATGACTACACAACTGAAATGTTTTTCATCTTCCTTTAAATCTTTTGCACGATTTTCTAAAGACTTAATCTCTTTTTGAAGAGATTTTAATTTCTCAACTTCCGTTGATAATTTTTCCGGATCCAAAACATCTGTTTGATCTGGAGCATCTTTTCTTAAATCTATTAACATATTGTAACTCCTATTATTTTCTTTTTAACTTTCATGGCCGGAATAATAATAGTTAAAAAACTATTTGTCAAGTTTATTTTTGAAATATATTTATTTCTATAGGATAATAAGTTTTTTCTTGTCTGTCCCATTTTAATAACTTAAATTTTCCGTTTGTCATTTCTGAGGCAATTGCACAAGTTACACCAATAATAGCTGGATCACCATTTAACAATAGATAATCATCTTTTGTAAAATCTTTTAATTTTTGTCTTATACTAAATATAAAAGGTCCCGGTGAAAACATTATCTGTTCTAATGCTCTAAACATTATTTCTATATTGCCATATTTTGTCGCACCTATAATATTGTATTTAGGTTGACCAGTTTTATGATCAATAGGTATATCTTGTAATAAATAAACTTTACTATTCATGATTGTATCTTTTTTAAAAATTTCATTTGACTTCTTCCTTTTTTTAAAGTATTATTATAATTAGAAAGAAAAGTAAAGCAAATATATGAATTATAAATTTAAAACTAAACCATACGCACATCAATTAGATGCGTTAAAAGCATCTTGGGATAAAGAAAATTTTGCGTACTTCATGGAAATGGGTACAGGCAAATCTAAAGTACTTTTAGATAATGCCGCTATGTTATATGATAAAGGCCAAATAAATGGCCTCCTTCTTATTGCACCTAAAGGTGTTTATAAGAACTGGTATGATCAGGAAGTTCCAATACACTTACCTGATCATATCTATAAAAAAATGGTGTTATGGAAAACATCTGATAAATCTAAAAAACAAAAACAAATATTAAATACTTTATTTGAACCTGGCACAGACTTTCATATTTTAATTATGAATGTTGAATCTTTTTCATCAGGTGATGGCGCTGATTTTGCACAAAAGTTTTTATCTTGTCATAAAGCAATGATTGCAATTGATGAAGCAACAACTATTAAAACTCCAACATCTAATAGAACTAAAAATATTTTAGCTTTGAGAGAACATGCTAAATATAGAAGAATACTAACAGGTTCTCCTGTGACTAAATCACCATTAGATTTATTTTCTCAATGTGCTTTTCTTGACCCGTGGCTTTTAGGTCATGATTCTTACTGGACTTTTAGATCTAGATACGCAAAAATGAGAAAAATTGAAGTTAATGGTAGAAGAGTAGAAATTGTAGTAGGCTATATGAATTTAGGTGAGTTATCAGATAAAATAAAACCTTTTTCAAAAAGAATATTAAAAGAAGATTGTTTAGATTTACCTGAAAAAACTTATGTTAAACATTATGTTGAATTAACTGCAGAACAGAAAAAAGTTTATACTCAGATGAAAAAAGAAGCTATTGCATTTTTGGATGGTAAAATGCAATCTTCAGCAACTGTCATGACTCAGTTAATGAGACTACATCAAATTACTTGTGGTCATTTTACTGCGGATGATGGCACAGTAAAAAATTTACCATGTAGTAGGTTAGGTGAACTAATGAACATTCTAGAAAATGTTGAGGGTAAAACTATTATATGGTCTCATTATACTCATGATGTAAGAAGAATTATTTCTGAGATTAAAAAAGTATATGGTGATGACTCTGTTGTAGATTATTATGGTGCAACAGACACTGATGCAAGATCAGCTAATATTAAAAAATTTCAAAACGATGATAAATGCAGGTTCTTTGTTGGCACTACTCATACAGGTGGTTATGGTATTACATTAACTGCTGGAAGTAATATGATTTATTTTTCAAATGGTTATGATCTTGAAAAACGTCAACAATCAGAAGCACGTATTGATCGTATAGGTCAAACTCAAAAAATGACATACATAGACATCATGAGTCAAGACACTATTGATGAAAGAATTGTAAAAGCTTTGCGTGAAAAAGTTAATATTGCTAATACAATTATGGATGAAGATTTTAGAGAATGGATATAGCGATTATAGTCCCCACTATAATCAATCCCGGCAGCTGAGTGCCCAACCTCCCAAAATAACTACAGTTTTTCGAATAGTATTATTATAATAGTAAACATACCTGCTACTAAAGCAGTCATTGCATAACGCATATGATTTTTAATTTCTTTAATATCGTTTTCTATTCCTGAAATTTTTTGATGAGTTTGTTTTTGCATAATACGACAAAGTTTTTCGTGTGATTCTATCTTCTCTAGTGCTAAATCTTTTTTAGGCATTATGCCAATCCTCGTTGTCTTAATCTTATTTGTTTTTCTTCTTCAGATAATAAAGCATTTTCTGTTGGCGTCAATCCATTTTGAGTAATGGCTCCTGGAGCCTGAGGCTGTGGTTGTAGTATCTGGGCGCTAGGCATAGGTTGCATTGGTAATGGTGGTGTTTGTACTTCTGGTAGTAGGTAATCTTCAAGGTTTAACGAAATAGAAGATTCTACTTGACCTCCCTCAGCTCTAAATAATCTATCTTCAATATCAAATAAAAATTGATTATTTAAACCTATTCTTTGCATATCATTTACCATTCTAAGTATTTGAGGTTTAGCTATATTATAAGGATTTGGTCCACCTAAATTACGTGCAATTTCTTCAAACTTTTCTTCTATATCCGCTGATGGTAAATAAGGATCGAACTGAGCATTTCTTAAATTTAAAAAATTTTTCTCACTAATTTGTCTATCCTTAAATTGTTTACTTAAAGTATTTCTTGTTACACCTAACACTTCAGCAGCAGTTAAGTCTTTATACATCTCTTGTTGAACTCCAAATCTAGCATTATTAGATGCTGCAAATCTTTTTATGATATCATTTGGATCAACTGGACCACCTTTTAATAATCCAAAAGCACCTCCAGTAAATTCTCTTCTAGCATTTCTAATACCTGATTGATAATTAGAAATTTTG